CTTCTACATTTTGTAAAAATTTTTTAATAGAAGGAGTAATTACATCCGGGTTTGTTTCTCTCATGTATGATGGATTACTAGATATTTCTTTAGTTGTAGCTGAGCCTGCATCCGGCGCTGCAAATGTAATTTCTTCTATTGAATTAAAATCGTCAAATCCTAATATACCATTTTTATTTGTTAATAATTTTATTTTACCATCAAAAGGATCAAAAAAATACATCCCTGTTTGATTTTTTAATTTAGGTAATCTTTTTTTTAATTGAGCTGGATTAGATATATCAAAATCTAATATGCCTGCTACTCTATTTCTACCTACCTTCTCTTGTAGTTCTGTTTTTATAGTTAATTGATAATCAGCTATACGTCGAGCTTCTGGTAAATCATAACCTTCATCGCTTGATTTTTTTATAAACATATTTTTAAGAGCAACGTCTGGATCATTTTTAGCTGCTTGAGCTTTTAATTGTTTTTCTAACATCATTTCTTTTTGTATATCAGACATAGCTAAACCAACGGCTTGTGCTTTTCTATTTTCTAGTCCGGCTGCTGTTTTAGCATCATCTGATTTGTATTGTTTATAACCTTTATAAACTGCTTCTTTTAAAGGAGTATCTCCTAAAAACATATCTGCACCAACTTGACCATAAGGTATTTTTGTTTTAGCTACAGGAGCCATATCATTTATTATATCTAAAATTTGTTGAGATCTATCACCTACTCTAGTTTTAAAAGGATTTTCTGTACCATTTTGAAAACCTGTTCTATCAACAAGACCTTCCATAATTCCTTGATTAGGGGAACCTCCTCTATTAAACATTGGTCTTTTTAAAATTCTAGCCATTATGATTTCCTCGATCCAAATATGCTGCCATAAATATCAGCTCCCATTAAACCTGCTCCTAGTGCTGATTCTAATGGACTTGATCCTGCAGCATCCGCTGTTTGTTTAGCTATTACACTTCCCGCTCCTGGTGTTAAACCTGAGATACCTTGACCTAACATATTTAATCTTCTTCTAGGATCATCAACAGCCATTTGTGCAGCTTGTCTTTGTGCATCAAGCACTGCTTGATTCTGTCCTTGTTGGGCTGAACCTAGTGTACCAAGTCCTGCTATTTGTGATTGTGCAAAACCTTGTGCTGCACCACCTAAGTTTGATTGTAAACCAGATATACCCATTTGATTTTGTAAATCTTGTTGTCTTCTATTTACTGCATTGTCAAAACCTGATTGTCTTAAACCAGATTGTAAGGTTCCTCTACCTCTATTACTTAATGCATCATATTCTGCTTCTGCAATACCGTGACGACCACTACCAAAAGCTCCACCTGCTACTGCTTGGGCACCTAAACCTAATCTAGATTTTGCTGCTTGTGCATCATAGTCTGCAAGTGATGCATCGATAACTTGTTGTTGATAAGGTGACATGTAAGATTGTATTGAACCAGCACCTGTACCTGCTCCTGCTCCAGTTAAAGCACCCGCTGCTCCTGCCGCACTTCCTGCACTTTGTAAATAAGGTTGATAAGCACCAAGTCCTGTTGTTGGGTCTACTGCTTGTGAATATGCTGCTGTTTGATAAGCATCTTGCGCTGCAACTTGTGGTGCAAGTTCAGCCATACCTGCTTTTGTAATATTAAACTGTTGTGCTTGTTTTTGTCTTTGTGCAAATTGCTCTGCAGTTTCACCTGCTTGCTGTGTTGTTGCATTAGTGATTGAAGGTATACCAGCTTGTTTTGTAAGATCAGCTGCATACGTTTTACCTAACGCTTCAATATATTCTGGTGGTAAATTTCTTTGTTCTACAACTGCCATTATGATACTCTACTTTCTAATTTTTTCATTGTGTCGTACATTTTCTGTGCTCCTTTTTGTATGCTCCCGCCACCCGCTGCTCGAACTGCGTCTGCTGTCATTACGAATTCATTCTTGGCTAATATAGCAGGTACATCATCTTTACCCTCTTGTCTACCTAATGGTTGAAATCCACCGTTCTCTCTCATATCAAATTCTGGTCCGTCTTCTGCCATTTGAATAGGCCCTGGTATTGAAGGTAACCCTGCTTGCTCGTTTGGTGCATTAGGATCCATATTACCTGAATACATAATTGGGGGTGCTCCGGCTTCCATTTGTTTAGCTTCGCCACCTATCATGTAGCCTAATCTCATAAGGCCACCATCAGCTGCCATTGTTTTTTGTTTTGAGATTTTTTGTCTACGTTTATCTTCTAAATATTCTTTATATAATTGTTCTAAATTCATTTCTGATTCAAATTTTTTTCTACCTTTAAGGTATTTTTGAAAGTCTTCATTTGTTCCATCTGCTAAACCTGTTCTCATAAGGCCACCTGGGTTTTGTTGAAGTCCAGATAAACCTGCACTAGATAAATTTACATCAGTTGCCGGTGGTTGACCTATTGATTTTAAATATGCATTAGTTTGTCCCATAGAAGTAGAACTTCCTTGTACTATTTCACCATTTGGTAATTTGTATGTTCTAACATCAGCTGTTGAAGGTGTTCCCATTCCATAATTTTCTTTGTAGAATTCTTCAAAACCACTCATTATATCTTCAGAGCCAGGTAAGATTGTGCTTTGTTGTCCGCCTGATTGATCATTATTATCTGGTGGACCCATAAATTTTTCTTCAAATGTACCATCTTCCATTGCCTCTAACATTTCTGGTGTAAGACCTCTTGGATCCATTATTGGGTTTAATTTTTTTGGTGGGTTAGGATATAATTTTTCTAAATCAACTACGTCACCACCTACAGCATTTGGATTTCCTATAATAGAATTTTCTAATTGCTGCAAAGGATTATTTGGATCTATAGCTGGACCTGGTCTTGGCATTGGTCTTGGCATTGGTCTTGGCATTAGGTTATATTTTTCATCTGGTAAAGGCATTGGGTTTTTTATTATAGGTCTTGAAGGTGGTGGTATAGTCTCTTGTATTTCTTCGATCATAGGAGCTGGTGTTGGTGCTGATACTTTTTCAGCTGCAACATAACCAGGTATTCTTGATCTTGCCTGTTCTAATTCTTGTGCTCTTGCTCTTTGATTAGCTTTATTTTGTGCTATGTTTTGTGCTAATGAATTTGACATAGTAATTCCACCAGTCTGATAATTTTGTCTCATAAGGCCACCCATGTTTTTATTGTATCTTTCAACAACAGCATCTTTACCTGCATCATCTAATGCAGAATATTCAGCATCAAAAGCCATATAGTTATCCATGTAAGTTCTCATTTTTTTACCTACGTTTTCTTTTCTTCTTGCTCGGTATTCTTCCATAGTTTCATTTTCATCTTGTGGAGGTTCCTCCATTATAAATGCCTCGTAAATATATGTTGCAGCTGATGTCGCTCCACCAACTAATATTTGTTGTTGTACTAATGGTGGTAGTTCTCCTAGTATTGGAACACCTTCAAATAATCCACTGCTAAATTTACTTACTTTGTTTTGAAACACGTCTTTAAAATTTGTTGGTTTATTTTTAGCATTGGATAAAATTTCAGATGTTTCTTTTGCACCGGTTTGACCCTCAGCAAGAGCGTTTAAATTACCTTCACTTGTTGTACTTGGTGTAGCTTCTGTGCCTAATTTAAAACCTGTGTCAGTTCCTAACGGAGAACTAAAGCCTCCTTTAAGTCCTTCTAATCCACCTCTAAATGCTCCACCATCAGTAGAAAAAGGACTACCTTGAAAATCTGCTCCACCTAAATATCTCGCTGCTTGACCCCCAGCATAATTCATAGCTCCTTTTTTTAAAGAATCTCCTACTCTACCTGTTTTATCAAAGCTACCAACACCAGACATTAAACCTGCAATGGCAGGATTAAATGGTGCAACAAACGGTGCAGCTTTAACTGCAATGTCTGCTAGTTCATTTGGAATAAGTTTTCTAATTTTTTCTTTAACCCAACTACCAAGACCATACCCTTGTCTAGCATTCATAATGCCACCATTAGCCCGTAATTGTCTTCTCATTTGAGATCTTGATATCATAAATTTTATCTATTGGTTAAAGCAGGGATTGTACCTGAGTTTATATTATTATCTGTTTTTAATAGATAAATCAAGACTATGTTACAACTTCTCTTGGTTTTATTTCTAAAGAAGATAGTATAATATGTAGTCTATTGGCTGTTGCCGCAGTCACCTTTAATATTTCACTTTCTTGTAAAACAAGAGGTTCTGTAAGTAATTCTACTGTTGCATTTGCTCCCACTGCTTTTGTTTTAAATACACTAAATACAGCGCTAGCTGTGTCTGTAATAGTTATAGTTATAGTGTCCGCATTACCAGAGTCTTCTGATATTAATATAGATTTTATAACTGCAGTCGTAGCTGTTGGTACAGTGTAAACTGTTGTAGCATTAGTTGTAGTTAAGTCTACTTTTTTATTTACAAATGAGTTAGCCAAGGAAAACTGCCTCCGCTTCTGACTCGTCTTTTAAATCTTGTTGATAGGTAGTATTTAATTTATTTACAATACCTTCAATGTCTCTTACAAATGATTGCTGCACCTGTGGATCGTACTCATCGTTTGGTTGTGTTAATGATTGTATAATTCTAGCCATTATCTTCTCCCATCTGGTTGTATATCTAATCTAAATGTACCTAGTTTCCAAAACTGACCTGTACTTGTATTAGCAACTTTTAAAGATATAGCTCTTGCTCTTGCACGGGTGTCAACTTTTGTTGTTGAAGAGCTTATAGTAAATGGACCAAGTGAAGAACTTGTCTGTGAATCATTAGAGTAATCTCTTAAATTTAATGTAACTATTGCATCACCTGTTTGAGATAAAAAGTCTGGTACGAATCTTCTTATCTTCATTGTAAATTCTCCATCTCCTTGTAAACCTTGATTACCTATATCAAAATCTCCAGATTCAATACGTGCAGCAATAGCTGTAGTTGCTCCTTCTTTAATTTGATCTAAACCTGTTTCATGTTCAAAGTATGTTGAGGTACCCTCTTGGTTTCCAAAAACATGATCTTTATTTGATGTAGCTGTGGTACCATTTGCATTGTATTCGGTTGCATGAGGTTTACCAAATACTGCGGAATCTCGCCACGCGGTTCTAGCTAACGTGCCACTAGTCCATACAGGTCTTTCTTTTGATGAGTCTAAATAATTATACGCAACCATTTTATTAACTACACCTGAACCTGAGTTAGGGTAAAACCACATAACTTCACCAAACAAATTATTTAAACCAGCGTTGATATGTTGTTTAGGGATTAAATTAATATCGTCATAGACAAAATCTTCTACTAAACAAGGCAGTGATTCTAGTTTACCAGAATATCTAAAGAAACCATTGTCTGACATCCAATATGCAACACCATCAACTTCAACGGCTGCATTCTTACCAATTAGTCCACAGTTAGTTCCTACTTGTTGAAATGAAAAAGTAAAGGGTGGACCTACAAACTTCATTACAAATAAAGCTGTATCTGTCCAAACATAAATTGCATCTCTACCTCTTATTGCTCCAACAATTCTAGAACCATCTGATAATCTTTGTGTACCAGCAGTATTACTTGCTGTTGGTGTGTATGTATTAATATCTTCTTGAGACGAGAATCTTATAAACATTTCGTCTTGAGTTGTTTTTGTGCCAATAGTTGTTTCTGTTCCAAAAAATACTACGTGTCTATCTGGAGTAGACACCAAACTAAATCTAGATGCTGTTGGAGCACCAGATATTCTTGTTGCTCTTGTATTGTTTGCTGTTGTTGGGTTTGAATCCCATTCAAAACTTTCTCCATTAAAAATTGTTGCAATTAATTTATTACCAAAATTATCTAAAGACCACATGCCAGGATCAGTTATAACGTCTCCAGATGCAGCAGAATTCCATCCAACATAATTAGAAGCATCTGTCACAGTAGCACCTGATGAATGTGATGCAGCTGTTGTACCTAAAGCTCCTCTTGTTAATCCAGATAAAGTATTACTACTATTAGAAGTGTAAGTAATTAATTCTGATCCAATTTGTACTGTACCAGATGATGCAAACGCTGTCGAACTTGCTAAAGATAAACTTGTAACTGATGAATTAATTCCTGATGAAAGTGTTGATGTAAATTGTCCTTGTTGTATTCCACCCCAAGATCCAAGACCAAAACCAGTTGATGCAACTTCTTGAGCGGGACCTACTGGATAGTAGTGTTGTACTCTAATACCGCCGGATGTTGTAGCGCCTGTTCCTGTTTCATTGGTACCTACATTAATTGTTAATGTTGCAGGAGTTGGTATACTTACTACTTGAAATTTATTTAAATCAAAATTTTGTGAGTTAAAATTAGACCCTGTTAAACCTGAAAAATTGTCTAATAATATAATATCTCCTGCATTTATATTATGTGAAGAAGCAAAAGTTATTGTAACAACTGCTTTTCCGTTAGTTGTAGTAAAAGCACTTGTTAATGTTGTTGTGTTTTTTATTGGGTGAATATCATAAAAGATACCCCCTGAGTATGCGTATAGAATTCTATTACCACCTAAAACAGCGTACTTAATTCCTGAAGAATTTATAAAATGGTGAATAGCTGTATTACGACCTGTAATATCTACAGAACCTAATTGAGCCCAACCTCCTATTTTTTCTGGTAAACCATATCTAAATCTAACATTATCACCATCAATCCATTGACTCTCGCCTCCAGTTGCTGTGACCTGTTTATTAAATCCTGGTGTAAAATTTACTTTTTGTAGCATAAATTAATCCCTAGTTTAAAATATACTAGAACCCTAGTTATATCAACATTTGTTATCTACAGGAGATTAAACTACGAAGCTGTGTAGGCTTTACCAGCAGTGATCGCAGAATTAGAAGCAGTCATACTCTCATTAGTCCAAAAATCTTTAGCAACCATAAGCTCTAGGTGTTCAACATTTCTGTCTACTGCACCTTGTCTATCAGCTGCTTCTTCATCAGCCATTTGAGTACCAGCAATAACTTCATTAATTAGTGTTACTGAATGACCCATAGCTGTAAAATCTTGTGCTATTTCTTCTGCTGTTTTTACGTCTTCACTCATAATATTTTCTCCTTATTCTGTTG